ATAAGTAGTTCCAAGATTAGTAAGTTTATCTAAATGTGGATCATCTCTTGCTACAAGTAATGTATGATCAAACATATCTTCCAACCAAGCCTTAAACTCTTTCAAACCACCAAAGTCCATTACCCAGTTTCTTTCATCTAATGCTTCACATTCAAATACTATCTTAACTCCAATAGAGTATCCATGTAATAATGAACAATGACTATGTGTTGCTCCCCATTGTCTGAAACAACATGATAGTCCTTTATCGTTTCCATAAGTTTTTGTAGAATAAAATTTAGCCATATTTCTTATCATGCTCCTTATTGAGTCCATAAGATCCATCATATACTTTAATACTTTCTGCTTCAAAGTTCAAGTACTGACCTATCCTTGTTCCTTTTTTAATTCTTGCTGGACCAATATTAACATGAAGCATACCAGCCATAACTCCATTGTATCCTGTATCATACAAACCAGAAGTTAAAAATAAACCATTTCGATTAAGAGTACTTCTTGTAATAACCCAACCAGCTTCACCATCTCCAACATTGATAATATTCTGCATTACTACTTCATAATGACCTTCTGGAAGATAAAACCATCCGTCCATATCTGGTTCTATTTCTTCTGATCCTCTATGTTCTTTACCTTCTTCTGATATAACAAAATCTGCACCATTGACTTTAAAGAACTTATCTACTCTAAGATCAACAGCATTAGGTTGTATATCTGTTTGTTCTACTTTGCTTAATGTTGATCTTGAATTAGGACTTTGTATATGTTTCATAATAATCTCCTAAGTTACTTGAATAGCAATGTAGACACATAAAAATATAATTGCAAGTTTGCCATAATCTAAATCAGCTGCAGTTCCTTGTCCATACTTCTTCAAAAAATCATCAATTGTTTTTTTCATTTTTTCTCCTAAAGTGAATCATCATTATAATATAGTGTATTGCTTTCAGTAAGTCCTTTTCGTTCTTACCATCCTTCTTACCATATCTCATCAAGTACTTCATTGCAACATCTCTTGCAGTAGTCTCTACATTACCAAGACTTTCCCACAGATCTACAATCTGTACTTCATCTTTTCCAACGTAATGACCACCATATGTATGTTTAATATATGATTCTATATCATCAATTATTTCAGATTCTGAGTACTTCATCTATCATCCCATCTATATATTTTACATTTACCATTGCATTTGATATTTGATCAACTCTAGCAGTATCATGATCAAAGTATACTTCATTTTCATACTTTCCTGTTATCATACCTGTCGGTGATTGATCAAATATAAATCCATTTAAACCAGCCCATACTGCTGCTGATGAATCCCAACTTGAAAACTCACTAAGAAAGTTCTTTAGTATTCCTATCTCATTAGGACCATCAAGCATACCTAACAAATGAAGTTTTTTAGTATTATCTTGAAAGAAACCTCTTTTGTTTAATTCACAGATAAATCTCCATCTCGATAAGAACCTTTGTAATGGATTCTTTAATACACCATAAGCATTAGGTATTGCTAGTATAGAGAAACCTATCATCTCTATCCTTGGATCATTCTTTGCCCAGAAGAATGACTTAATCAAACCTTCTAAATCTTCTTCTACAGATTGTGGACAAAAGAATGGTTTAAAGTTATGGCTTATAAGAGTGTCAGCAGTTTCTTTTGCTTTCTCAATTGTCTTATGATAATCTTCATTAGGATAGTCAGTCATAACAACATAATCAGCATTACATTTATTTGCAGCATCAAGTAACTTATTAGAATCATACATTGGTTCTCCTCTCTTGAACATCTCAAAAGCAGAATTATCAAGTATGATATTAAAGTTATATTGTTTCTTTTGTTCTACATACCATTTACGATATTCTTCATCTTCATTAACTAAGTGTGCTAACAATAGATGACATTTTCTACCTGTTGCAAATATATCAAGATACTTCGTCGGTGTGATGTGACAAAAGTTCATTATCTAGCTCCATATCAATATCTTTTACATAATGACACTCGCATCCATTCTCTCCATCTTCACTAACTTCTATAACAAAATCTCTATTAGGATAGTTAGTTCTAATGTACTCAGCTAAAGTGTCGCTGATCATTTCACATGACATATTGTTTAGTTGTAATGTTTCATCATCATAAAGAGCTTCTAACTCTCTCTTAAACAATATAAACTCTACTTCTCTATCATCATGGAATACTTCTAATTTTACCTTAAAATGAAAGATATGTCTATGTGGAAACTTTAAGAAAGTTACTCCTTCAGGAGCATCAGGATACTTATGAATGCCTTCCTTTCGAAAGGTAACCCAAATGTATTTTACATTAAATGTGTTTACTTTTTCGCTCATCAATGTTTCCTATTGTTTTTAAAATCACCTTTTACTATTCCTTTAATAAAATGTGCAGGTTTGAATAATGTTTGAAGATTATCTAAACTATGATTATTATGGTTTCCATCTATATGATCCACTTCAAAAAATTTCATTGCCGCTCTAACTGCTTCTCTTTTTTGACGTATTCTTTCTTTTTTATCAGGTTCATTTTCAAACATATGTCCTTCAAGATTTTGTAAAATAGTTTTTGATAATTTGTAGGCATCCTTAAAAGTAAAACCTGAAAGTTCACATTTTACATTCATATCAAATCTATAAGAATCTCTATGAATATTTCTACCAACTCTTCCGCTAATTATTTGATATCTATGACGTGAACATACATTTAAGAATTTACTTTTTCCTGTTATAACTGATATATCTTCATAAGGAATATTTCTAACCCAATCACATTTATTTTTACAACCACGAACTACACATCTTTTGCCATTACCTTTTTCTTTAGTTCTATGATCATGAACTATAGTAAAATGACATAAATCATTTTCTTTACAATATTTGTAAATTTTTTGTTCACTTTTCCAAAACATATCATCATCAGTGTCATTATGTGGATTAGGAATTAAATACAACTTATCATCACTAATAAAATCCAAATCTGGTTCGTTGTAATGTAATGATAATAATATACTATTATTATTAAGTTGTTTGTATATAACTGCACCATCCATAATATTATCCAACATATTTCCTCCTAGCAGTGTCGCATTTGATTCTTAACATTATTAAAGAACTCTGACTTTACAGCATCATTATGGAAAAGACCATGTACCACAGTTGTTTGAGTTAGACTCGAATGTGCCATTACTCCTCTATGTTCCATACAACCATGTGTAGCTTCAATATACACTGCAACATTCTCTGTATCTGTAGCTTTCTGAATCTCTCTTGCAATCTGATTAGCCAACTCTTCTTGTAGTTGTCCTCGTCTTGCACACCACTGAGCTAATCGAACATACTTAGATAAACCAATAACTTCACCTGTTGGTATAACTGCTATGATAGCAACACCTTTTACAGGTTGATGGTGATGCGAACACATAGATACAAGTTCTGCCTTTACTGTAAGCATTCCTTCAAATCTATCTGGACCACTGTTTGGAAATGCAGTAACTTTAGGTTTAGGTTTATAACGACCTTCCATAAGTTCATTCACATACATCTTAGCTAATCGTCTAGCTGTATCTCTACTGTTGTTATCATTTTCAGTATCAATGATCAAAGTATCTAATACATTATCAAAAGCAGCTTCTACTTCATCTACAAGATCTGCAACTTCACCTGGAGATATGAACTTAGATATATTATCACTTGCTTTATAACTTGCATTAGCTTCTTGTATTCTTTGTTTAATTGTATGTGCTGTGCTCAATTTCATTTTTCCCACCAAAAGTCAAACCACTCAGGAGTATCTTTTCTGTTAATCATACGTCCATAGTAATCTGGTTTAATCTTAGATTCATTAATATTATTATAGATAAGTACTGCTGTATCCATATCCCAATACTTTCCAAATATTTCAAGAAAAGTTTTTCCTGAATCAACAATATCATCAACTAATAGTATCTTCTTATTTCTAAGAATAAACCACGTTACCATACTTCCATCTTTTAGTTGAGAAGACCATGATAAAGTTTTTAAAGGTATACCAAGTCTATGAGATAAATGTACTGCTGGAATTAAACCACCACGCTCAACACCAAGTACAAAATCATACTTAACTTTCTTTTTTTGTATTTGTTTAACTAAACTGTTGAGATCTTTTTTGTATTCATTATAAGGATATTTTATTGTCTTCATGTGCCCCACGCATTCTTAAATAAAGGTATCTGTAATCTATCACTATACCTCCATCCATTCTCCATGGCAATGTTAGCGACCTGACCTTTATTAAGATTATACATATCTTCGTCACCACCGCAAGGCATAACATAAACATCATACTTTGGTATGTCATAATACTTTTCAGCATGATCACAATAAAAACTTTCTGGCACAGTACTATTGTATAAATCTACTGCTTTCTTAACTTCTTCTACATCATCTTGAGTTGCTATAACAAACTTCAAATATATGTCACCCATAAGCCTATATGAATCCACTACTTTGTGTTGTATTGCTTCTTCCCACTTTTCTCCTGATACAGATAACTTAGGTGATACAGAAAAAGTTAATCTCTTCTTATTATTCTTAAATCTTGTATTGAAGTACTGACGAAACTCTGGTCTTAACTTTTGTGTACCATTAGTTTCAAATGTAATATGTTTTAGATCTTTCATCTTTGGATGTTCTAATAAATCAATATATGCTTTCTGCCATCCAAGTAAAGGTTCTCCTCCTGTAATAACTAAGTGTTCTTCTCTCCAACGACCTTCTGGTAATAGCGATACAATATGATTGGCCAAGTCGTCAGAATTCCAAACAGGAGACAGATGCTTAAAACGAGGATCCCAACTAGCGTAACTGTCACATCCGCTATGAACGAGAGGCAAACTCCCATATTCTTCATACCGTTCCATATTAACTGCGATATCATTTCGCTCATTACTTTTTTCTCCTTTCGGCATTCCAAAACCTTCACATTTAAAATTACAACCAAACGTACGAAGAAAAACAGAAGGTACACCCATGAACCTTCCTTCACCTTGTATACTATAAAATATTTCAGCTACTTTAATTTTACTCATTTTTTCACTTCTTTTCTTTCTGGTTCTATAGTATCCATTTGTCTTTTCATAAGGTCAATAACTTGTGACACATATTCATCATTACCATCTGAATGTACCAATAGTTGGTTAAGATCAACATTTTCAAGCATTTTATATTTTGTTGCTTGTTGTTTCTTTTCTTTTTGTATTCTTCTAACAAATGCAAAATAAATTATTTGAGTATAGTATGCAAAAGGATTAGAAGACTTTTCTGGATCAAATTTTTCTACTGCCACTAAACAGTTTTCTATACCATCAGATATCATATCATCTCGATATGTGTAATTTATAAAGTTAGCTTTGTAAGATAAATGAGTTGCTATCTTTAAAAAACATTCACCAAGATAATTTGATACCATAGGTTTATCAATTTGTTTATCTTTAGCTTTAGTAACTTTTTCTTTATGTTTAATTAACTCACTTAAAAACTTTTTATTATCTACGTAATGTGTACTCTTTGGATTACTAATGGATAATTTTTCGGGGCTTTTCGTCTGTGTCTCCATAAAATTCATCTTCGCTTTCTAGTTCTAATTCATCTTCTTTTACCAATTCAATTTCAACAGCATCTTTAATATATTCTTTATACTGCATTATAGCATCATCATGTAAATCAACTGCTAATAAAATTGAATCAGTTGGTAACACTATCTTCTCTGTTTTTGCCATTTTAATCCACGGCTGCATTGTATAATGTTCCATTATTTGATGTCCATGATGTACTTTTACAGCTTTTATTTCGATTGGATCTGATATTTCAATATACTTTTTACTTTTGTAATCTTTGAAGTCATCATTTGAAGATACAACTATTGTTTCACCATTAGTAAGTTTTAAATATTTTACTTCAGTCATAATTTGACCTCCGCTGTGTTGTATTCGAAATCTTCATCTGCATATATTTTTATTCTTTCAACCATATGTAATAATGTATAATTCTTTTTAGATTTCCAAGATAGATCATCACCTATATCAAATAGTTTACACTTAGTTTTATTATCACCTATTCTTAAACCTCTACCAATTGATTGAAGATTCCTTATTCTTGATTTTGAAGGTGAAGCAAAAATAATGTTATGTAAGTTTCGTATATTTATTCCAGTAGAAAATGTACCAAATGAAGCAATAATTATTGCATTAGTTTCACCTTCTGTTATCTTTCTAGCATTTTCTCTTTGTTGTGTTTCAGTTCCACCATATATAAAAAATACTTTTCTATCTTCTGCCTTCTGCAATATCATATCATATAGAGCTTTTCCATGTTTCTCTACATATTGAAATAGGACAAGTGAATTACCTTTTTGATCCAATGCTAAGTTTCTAATAAATTTATTTCTCGGATAATGCTGCACAAGAAAGTCCATCTCTTCTTGATATGTATTCTTTCTATTGTCTCTTCTTACATCATCTGAATATCTCAATATGATAGCAAATATTTTTAGATCAGCTAACTGATTAGATTCGATTAGTTTTTTAGTAGTTGTTGTTTTGTATACCTTACCAAACAATCCTTCAAGAACTAACTTATGAGTCTTAGTACCATCAAGTGTTCCTGTAGTTCCAATCCTATAAGGAGTAGTAACACACTTATGCATTATTGTAGTTAATGATTTTGCCTTAAACAAATGACATTCATCTCCATAAACTACTTTGTAATCTTTAAAATATTGTTTTGGTAGTTTGTATAATGATTGCCATGTTGATATTGTTATTGGCATATCGCTGTTTTTATCAACTGTTCCATATATCCTATAACAGTTATAAGATGCTTTCCAACCATTGGCTGATGAGTAGTCTTGAAAGTCTGAATATAATTGTTCTACTAATGAAGTTGTTGGAACTATAATTAGTTGCTTTCTACCAAACTGCTCATGCCACCTTAATAGAACGTATATAATCAAC